CCTTTAACTCCTTTATTTCTTTTGTTGAGAATATTTTGATGTCGTACTTCTCACACCATTTTCTATAGGTTATCTTGTTACCCTTAGCTACCTTAGAGTCGGGGCGGGGCATCAGAAATATTAACTCCTTGCCTTCGAATCTCATCTGTTCAGCAATTGATTTATACTTCTGTCTATCCCCACTCCTAAAGAACCCTTTAACTTCTATATGATACTTACCCTTAACAAAGTCAGGAGTATAGTTCTTTCGGATAGTATAGGCTATCCTACAAGGCTCATATTTCCATTCCTTTCCTAACGCTAAGGAACATTCTTTCTCTAGCTTACTGCGAAATTTTGTTGCCATCAGCATCTACCTCTAAAACAGAAGGAACAAACTTGACCTCAGTTAAGTATCTAGGTCCTGTCGAATAGATAAAGGTTCTTAAGTCTTTACCCCAACATTCGTGTTTGTAAGCACAGTAACTACATCCAACTGCTAACTTCATATTGCCTGACTTACCGTCAGCAATTGGTTTATAACATCTCTCAGGCGGTGTCTCAGATTTAACTACTCTCTTTATATTTTTAATTCTTTCTTCTATAGAGAAAAAGTTTAACTTCGACCAGTACCATTGAGATTCATCAGCCATATCATACTTGAGGTATGTTAGATGTCCGTTAGTCTTATCCATAACTAACCAACCTACATCTGTCACACCCTCTGAATGAGCATAGCCTTTGATTTGGTCTACATATCCAAAGGGGTCGTCATTAATGAGTGAACCATCTTTGAATTTCTTAAAGCCATAAGGTGACGCTGACTTAACATCTGTCAATACACCATCAATCTTACAGTCCATAGAGCCTTTGATACCATCTACTTCTGCTTGCTTCTGTTCGTCTGTCACATCGTGACCTGCAAGTTTAGTAAGGGCTAGTACCATCTCTTCAATCAAGTGACCATAGAGGAACTTGATTCTAGTGTGAGGCATAAGTTCCTCACCTTTATAGCCATTATAAGAATACCACAACTGTCTATCCTTCTTACCTATGTTAGACATACGGAGCTTACGTCTATCAAACGTACTCTCTGTGATATTGTTTCTAAGTATCTGTTTGACATTCTCACCGAAGTCATTTATTACTTGTTCGACAGGCACACCTTCAGGAATATCCTTGGTGTCAATCATACGATATATGTCGCTTACTAGAGTATCTGTACTCATTGTTGTACCTCCTTGTTATCTCTATGCCCATACTCTTCATAATCATCATTATAAACAGTACAACCTGATGGGTCAATATCGCAATTAGGATATGAAAAACAACCTAAATGAGAATCTACCTTTTCTTTTATCTTACTATCTTTTGTAAACCTTGTTATAAAATCGTCTATCCCATTAGACCTATAATGTTTCTTAGGATAGCTGTTTTTTACATAAGGATGCCATCTTCCAGTTGTATAAGAATAAGCATACCACTTATCTCTCTTTATCCATAACATATAAGCACCCTCTCTAACTTCATATTCAATACCTTTAGAATTTAAGTACTTCTCGACGTACTCTAAAGTTTCATTAGTGTCTCTTCTAAAAATAACTTCACCTTTAGAATTAACTCTATCAAAACGATAGCCACTCTTTAGTGAGTCTGTTGCCACGTTTCACCTACCTTATATTCACCGTCCAAAGGACAGTTTAGTTTAAAAGATTTACCTGCTTGAATGATAGCCCCTACCGCTAGACCTCCGAAGAAGTCTGCTTGGTCTTCTCTGACCTCGCATTGGAACTCATCGTGCACATTCAGTACGAACTTATAATCTAAGTCATACTGTCTAGCATAAGAGTCCAATAGTACCAACGCTTTCTTCATTATAACCGCACCTGCACTCTGTAGTAGAGTGTTTAGTGCTGAATGTTGAGAGCGTATGTGTAGCTTACGACCATCTAACCCAGTAACCCAACCTTTACCACTTGATTCGGAAACCTTCTCTCGCAGTTGTTTTAGAGCAGGAGTATTGTCAAGAAAGTTCTTCTTTAAATGTCTCCCACGCTTCGCACCACCACCTGCTACCTCACCAATCTTAACATCTCCCGCACCGTATAGGAACGCATAGATGAAAGTCTTAGCTTGGTCTCTAGTTTGTAGTCCTGCTGATTTCTGATTAGCAGAATGAATGTCACCATTAAGTATTTCATTGGTGTACTTATCATCATTCATATAGTGTGCTAACATTCTAAGTTCTAGACCACTAGCATCACAACCAACCAACTTATAATCCTTAGGGACAGTCCACAAGTCTCTACAGTCAGCACCATAGCCACCCTCAAAACCCCAAAGTATTTTACCGTCCTTTCCGTGCCTAGTCGCAGGGACTTGAGCACAGTTAGGCTTAGAGTGTGTCATCCTACCAGTCACCGCACCGCAAGGGTTTACTCTTCCGTGTACTCGACCAGTACGCTCATCAATAGCTTCTACCCAACTCTTAACCATAGCAACACGCTTGGTAATCGTCAAGTAATCTACAATCAACTGTGCCTCAGGTATCTTAACAGTCTTAAGCACCTTCTCGTCTACGATAGGATTACCCTTCTCAGTAAAAGATTTAGGTTTCCAACCAAAGTGCTGGAGGTACTTAGCTATCTGTTGCCTTGAGCCTAAGTTAAACTCAGGGTACTCATAGTATCCCCAGTCACAATCTCTAAAGTGTGCACCCTTATCTAACTGTGCTTGATACCTCTTAGAGATACTACCGTCTTTATTCTTACATTTATCTTTAGGATGTGGTAAGTCTATCCATACAGGTAGAGGTTTAAATCTTTCGTGTACCTCATCCTCTATATCTAGGACCTTCTCCTTCATCTCAGCTAGTAGTTCATACGCACGCTCTTCATTAAGTATCATACCGTTGTCGGTCTGCTTCCTAATAATCTCAGCCGTTGTATGTTCTAGCTTAACTGCATCAGAAAAAGTTAAATGTTTAACAAAATGATTGTAAAGTGATTTAGTTACTCTTACATCCTGTTGGCAATAAGTCAACATATCGTAGCTATACTCTTCCCATCCACCTTGATAGTCATCTTTATAATCACCAAGCCTCTCACCCCAAGACCTTAGACTATGTCCACCATCAAGGCTAGGGTTATATAGTCTGCTAAGTACGAGAGTGTCCCATAAATTAAAAGACCAATCCATCCCAGTAATCCTACGCAGAATAGGAACATCAAAATTAATAATGTTGTGTCCCACAAGAGTGTCGACATTCTCTGATGCCAACCATTTTCGAAAAAGTCCATTGGCTTCTCCTCCTATAAAGTTGTATACAGTAGGCTCATCGTTGTCAAGCATTGCACATATGCAATGTACTCGAGTAGCTTCAAGCCCGTCAGTTTCTATATCAAAAAAAGCCTTCATCAAGTACCTCCGAAAGTCTTCCTGTCTCACTATCATATTGTAATCTACAAGCCTTACCCGTTAGACCAGAGAACCTATTCTTTATAACCCTTAGTGTAGTCTGGTTACGAATGATAGGGTCATCGTCCTGTTGGTTACGCTCTAAGCCTATAACAATGTCAGACAGTTGGGCTATAGCGGCACTACCTCTTAACTCTGATAGTGATACTTGTCCGCCCTCCTCGTGTGCTTTACCTTGTGGTCGTTTAAGATGAGAGATAAGGAATAATCCTATGCCTGTCTCTTGAACTATCTTTCTAAGGTTTGTCATAATGGCGTCAATTGCTTTTCTTTCGTCTAGTATACCATCTTGGTCACTAACAACGATAGATAAATGGTCTAAAACTATCCACTTACAATCAAAAGATTTAGCATAAGTTCTAATCACATTAAGTAGTGAGTCCTCAGACATACTACCCCAATGGTCATAGAAGTATACATTCTTATCGCCTACCGATTTCTGCCATAGAGCCTTTTTATCTTCGGGGCTTAACTCTCTCTCATACTGTGGTATGTGAATAGGTGAGTTAGCTTCGATAGACATCAAGCCTTTAACACTACGCTCAATAGATTCCTCTAAGTGAATGATAGCTAGGTTATCGTCAGTCTTATCAAGTATGTATGCCTCTAGTTCCTTAACGACACTAGTCTTACCCATACCCGAACCACTCGTTATAGTTACCAGTTCCTTAGACCTAAAGCCATAGGTTAGTTTGTTAAGACCTGCCCACGGATAATCAATATTGACGAGGTTCTCATCTTTTAGAAGATGTTCCCAAGTGTCTATACCCTTGACTATTCCCGCAGGTGTGTAAGACTCAGAAGACCACCAAGCATTGGTGAACTCTTTAATCTTACTGTTGATTAACATTTCATTGGCATCTTTCATAGGCAACTTACAGACCTTTAGCTTACCGACAGATATAATATCCTGTACATCTTTAACTGCTTGGAAACCTGCTTGGTCTTGGTCGAAACATAAGACCACATTATCAAAGGACTCGATATACTCTAAGTTCTCCTTAACGTCCCTAGCGGCTGAATTAGCCCCGTTCTTTAGTGATACGACCTGCCACTTGCCGTCAAACATTTCGCTCACAGAAAGGGCATCTATCTCGCCCTCACAGATTGTTAGATACTTACCACCCGAACGATTAGCATTCTGTCCGAATAGACCAGAACCTTTATTAGTTCCAATAATCTGAAACTCTTTAGTTGCGACAGTTCTCTCTTTGTAGCCAATTAAGTTATTGCTATCTTTTGAGTCGTAGTATGGATAGTAATGTTTGTCTATCTTACCACCTTTGTCGTAGCTTACCGTTACACCAAATTTCTTAGTGATGTCAGAGGATATCCTTCTATCTTTAATCGTTGCCCCACTTGTACCTCGTGGTGTTACACTTTGCATTGATACTTTCTCCTCGTTAAAATTAGTGTCTGTAGGCTCTTGAGCATTCTTCTCATAGTGTCCACAGGCATTACAATAACCGTGTCCGTCAGAGTAGACCGAAAGGTTATCACCTGCTCTGTCCCCACCTGTATCTCTACAGGCAGGGCAGGGCTTATGCTCTACAAAAGTAGAGGGGTTAGGCGAAGAACTCATTCGTTTCTTCGTCAGCAGACTTATAGCCTTCAGTACGCTCACTAACCTTAACCGCAGTTAGGTAAGTAGCGAACCCGTGTTGGGGGTGTTCATTCCCCTTTTTCCATAGTATCTCAACCTTAGACTCAGCCCCGAAATCGTGTCCGATAGCTTCACCGTCTGAGGTTTTTACCATATCAAAGGATAGAGGATACTTAGTAGAAAATTTACGGGCTTGGTAAGACCCTCCATCTTCTGTCTGAATAGTCCTAACTTTGACACCCTCTTTCTCTAGTGCCTTAGCTTCCTTATCATCAAGGGCGACAGTAAGTGTGTACTTACCAGTATCTTCACCATTGAATTTTTCAGTACTGTCTAGATAGACATACTTTGCTATACCTTTAGTTATCATAATTGTTATATCCTAGAGACCTAGAAAAATAAACCTAAGTTAGCGGTCTCAAGTACTAACTTAGGTCTTTAGATTTACCTAAAGTAATAACCATAATGATTATCACTTTAGATGAATCTATAGTAATATTTTATCATACTTGTTAATCTGAGTCAACCCTAATATCTTCTTTATTTATAATCTCATCATCATCTAACCAAGTATAGGGGTTAGAGTAGTACCTACAGACAGAGCATAAGTCAACAAACTTAGATTTATCTGTAGGCTCTCTAGCTTTAGACTCCCATTCATTTAAAACATTATCACAGCATTTACATCTCATATTGTAAACTCCTTATCTTTTGTGTTAAGACCTCTAGGTCTGATTCGTTGCTCATTATGTTCCATTCAATTAACTCTTTTTCTTCCTTGAGTCTATCTAATAGGTCAGTATGATTGTTCTCTATAGTAGGCTCGTCAAACGCCAGTATATCCTTATTTTCATAAGTCCACGGTACACCGTTTATATCAGTCTTCATTGTTAATGTCCTCCCGTCCTATAGACCAATCATCGTTCTTCATTGAATGTATTCTAGCATCAAGTTCTGTTAGACCAGAGATTATAGTCTCTCCTGTCGTACCGTCTAGTACGAAGTATGTATATTCAGTCTCTTTGTATACTTTTGCTAGTCTGCTTATTAGAGGTTTATTTTTATTGGGGTTAGGCATTGTCACTCCTATCTGGTATTTTAAAATCGCTGTAATAACCGCTTGACTGAACCTTTTCAAGCCCCAAATGATTTATAAGGGTGTATCTTAAATAGTCCATATCTCTAACTTCGCTCATTCTAAAGTCCATTAACTCGCCAACTTCATTCATAGCATCATTAAAAGAATTAAAATACTTACATATGTTAGAATATCCCTGTATTGGCATATTAATTTGTACTCTATCGTTTTTTAAATATTTAACTTTGGTTTCGTTTCTGTTCATTATATAATTCTCCTTAAAAATTAACTGTATGTTCAATCCCCTCGTCAAACAGGGTTTTATAGTAGTCAGCTTTACCCTTATAGAATA